GACCTTCACTTGGACGCTGAATCACCCAATCCATCTGATTGGAACGAAGAACTCTATGGCCCAGAGGATAAGTTTTATCTTGGCGAAAAAGAGCCCGATGAAATTTGGGAAGCGCTCAAAAATAGTGCTGTAACCCCAGGGCCAGGCTCATATGCATATAGAGAATTATTTTGCGGCCTAAAAGAAACACAAGAATTTAAAAAGCTATTTGGTTCCCCTATCACCGAAAGTGGTGGCAAATCTGGCGCAATACCTATTTATGATACCATGCTAGCCTTAACAGAAGTTTACAGCGCACGTTTTGATGCCGGAATGAGCAAGTTCTACCCAACGACCTCACCAGGCGCGAGGACTCAAGTATCGTTCTTGAATAATAAAAAGTCGCTTTTTGAACCCATGTTCGAGCATGTGATATCATTGATGGTCTTTCTTCTTGAAAACCGCTCCGGAGGTTATAACTAATGTCAGGCGTATCTCCAAAACTACCTTTACATGCAAACGACATAGATGGTCATTATGCTTTAAACAAAACTTTTAAGGAAGCCACAAAACAAAATTTAAAAAACCTGGTTTTAACAGTTCCGGGAGAAAGAATAATGAATCCTAATTTTGGAGCCGGAATATATGAGGTGCTTTTTGAACAAGATAGCCCATGGATTGTAGCGGAGCTTGCGTCCCGCATTGAAGAGCAGGTCGCTATCTATCTACCACATGTGGAGATTTTAGACGTTCAGGCAAACACTCGAAGCACTTCCAACAACCCAACTGCCATAGGGCCAAATACGATGTCGGTATCGATAAAATATAGAATAACTGTTATAAATGATTCAGATCAATTAGATATAACTTTGGAATAAAACTAATTATTTTGATTTTAATAAGGAAGAGTTGTGATGGCTAAAAAGCATAGACCAATTGATTACACAAGCAGGGACTATGAGAAGATAAGAGATGACCTACTTGATTACGCGAGAAGGTATTATCCAACAACTTTTAAAGACTTTAATGAAGCTTCTTTCGGAGCGCTAATGATCGATGCCGTCGCTTATGTTGGCGACATAATGTCGTTCTATTTGGATTATCAGGCAAACGAATCTTTTATGGACACGTCAATAGAATTCGACAATGTGGTAAAGCAGGCTAGACAACTTGGTTACAAGTTTAAACAAGGTCGAGCCTCCCATGGCCTTTTGGATTTTTATGTTTCCGTGCCCGCCAACGCAAATGGAATAGGCCCCGATACAGATTATATGCCTGTACTAAAAAGAGGAAGCATATTCTCCACCGCCTCCGGCGTAGCCTTCACCCTTTTGGATGATGTTGACTTTTCCGCTTCAAAAACGAATATTGTCGTATCGTCTGCAAACGCCGACACAGGAGCCCCAACCTATTATGCGATAAAAGCTGCCGGCCGAGCAATCTCTGGGGAAACAAAAACCTTTACAAAGGCCATCGGATCATTTGAGTCCTTTTTAGAAGTTGACTTGGATGACACAGACGTAACAGAAATCCTTTCTGTAACGGACTCTGAGGGTCGAGAATATTTCGAAGTCGATCATTTATCACAAAACATAGTTTATAAGTCAATTAGAAACAAAAGAGCCGATAAAGAAAATGCCCCGTATCTACTACAACCAGTCGCTGTAGCCAGAAGATTTATGGTAGAGCAGGGCCGAGGAACAACAACTCTAGTCTTTGGATATGGCTCAGATAGCGAGGTTTACAACCAATCAGTTGCTGACCCAAGAGAGGTTATTTTAAACCTCCATGGAAAAGATTACGTTACAGACACATCGTTCGATCCTTATAATTTAGTGAAAACCGATAAATTTGGCATCTCCCCAAGAAACACAACCTTAACAATAACCTATAGAGTAAACACTAGTTCAGATGTAAACGCTGCAGCAGATACTGTTACACGCGTCGATTTTGCTCAACTTGAGTTTCCAGATGAAGCTAATCTTGCAGGAAGCACGGTTAATACTGTTAGAAATAGCATAGAAGTTACGAACAACGAAAGAATTTATGGTGATACGACCGCCCCGACCGTTGAGGAATTGAAAGAAAGAGCATCTGCTTATTTCGCAACCCAAGGCAGGGCAGTTACAAGACACGATTATGTAACACTTGTTTATGAAATGCCAGCAAGGTATGGTTCTATAAAAAGAGCAACAATCTTTCAAGATAGTGATTCTTTTAAAAGAAATCTTAACTTATATGTTTTGTCTGAAAATTCAAATGGAAATTTTGTACAAACCTCCACTTCAATAAAAGAAAACATTAAAATCTGGCTGAATAGAAACAAGATGATTAATGACACAATTGATATCCTGGATGCTCAAATAGTTAATATCGGAATCGAATTTTCCGTTGTGGGCGAAGCAGAAACTAACAAGTATGATGTTTTGTCCAACGCGCAGGTGGCCCTGATGGATCTATATAGAAGACAGTTTCAAATTGGAGAACCAATTGAAATAGCACAAATATATAAAAAGCTCAATGCAACCCCGGGCGTCGTTGACACACTGGACGTTCAATTGGTGAGAAAAGGTGGAATAGGATATTCTGACGTCTCTTTCAACATAGAAGATTATATGTCTGTAGACGGACGCGTGCTCTCAATTCCCAAAACACATGTTTTTGAAATCCGCTCTCCAGGTTCCGATATTAAGGGGACAATTACGTAATCATGGCAATTAAAAGATACATAGCTGTTTCAGGTAACACAATCACCAATGCATTCAAGCCAAACCTGTCTACAAGAGGAACTGGCTCGAATATGGGCAAGTCTGATGTGTTAGAAGTTTTTTCAATATATGGCCAAGCGTCAAGCTCCGACGGCCCATCACCAGAATTATCAAGAATTTTGTTGAATTTCCCCATCACAGACATAAGCACTGATCGTACAAACGGGAATCTTCCAGCTAGCGGGAACGTCGATTTTTACTTGAGGTTGTATAATACTAGGCATGCATATTCACTACCAGAAGATATTACATTGGTAGTTAAGCCAGTTTCACAATCTTGGCAAGAAGGCTACGGCATGGATATGGAGACGTATCGTGACCTAACCAGGGACGGTATTGGTTCAAACTGGATGAACGCCAATTCATCGTCCGCTAACGGAACCCTAAACTGGGATTTCCCGGGCGGAACTTATCACAGCAGCACTTATTCTGATGAATCGGTCACCTTAACTCGTGGCGATGAGGACGTAGAATTACAAATCACGGGCTTGGTTGAGCAATGGATCGCCGGCACTAAAAGCAACTATGGAATCGGTGTTATGCTTACAGCAAGCCAAGAAGCTTATTTTTCTAGCTCCGCGGCGACTGTGCCGGAAAACCCCGACACACAATCTTATTCTGGTTCTGTATTACACAATCACACTGGTTCTAGAAGATCATATTACACCAAAAAGTTCTTTAATCGGGGAACTGAGTTTTTCTTTAAACGCCCTTGTATTGAAGCCCGCTGGGGTTCGGTAAAGAAAGATGATAGAGGCAACTTCTATGCAAGTAGCTCACTAGCTGGACGAGAAGACAACCTTCAAACATTATATTTTTATAATTATGTAAGAGGAAGATTGCAAAATCTACCTGGTGTTGGAACAGACGGAGCAGTTATATTCCTTAAATTGTATACCTCGTCTTCAGGAGGAGAGCAGATAACAACAGACTCACCATACACTTTACGCCAGGGTACCCGTGGCATGCCAGCCGCCTTGACAGACAATGCTATAGGTTTGAGCTACGCCGTTACAGGAGGCTATGTTTCAACAGGGATTTACTCTGCGAGCCTCGCAGTTTATACAACAGCCAGCACTCTTTTTGACAGATGGTTTACAGGTTCCGCAGCCTCCGAAGGAGATTACTTTCATACTGGATCGATAACCATTAATACGCTGGATAGTTCAAATATTTACGAGGACACAACGTATTTCACAGATATAACAAACCTAAAAACAACTTATACGAGAGAAGAGGAGCCAACATTTAGAGTGTTCACTCGCAAAAAGAATTTTGATTTCAATCTTTATACAAAAGCAACGAGTAAGGCACAACTACAAATTGTCAACGACGGATACTATAAAGTATTCAGAGTTATTGATGACGTGGACGTTGTTTCTTACGGAACAGGAAGTTCTTTTGTAACAGGTTCTGAAAATGCTGGACATTACACTAGAATGTCATATGATGTTTCCGGAAGCTATTTTGATTTGGATATGTCACTTCTAGAAGAAGGATATTCTTACGGAATTAAGTTTGCATATTATATTAATGGACAATATTTAGAACAACCAGATGTATTCAAATTTAGGGTTGAGTAGCCATGGCTTCTATAAAAGACTTATTTAATAAAGATGGAAAAATGACCCCGGGTCAGATACTTGCTTCAACATCCCTTGAAGAGTTGTCTGGCACTGCTGAATCTTCGAGAAACATAAAGGCCAAACTAAAGGACAAAAAACGTTTCTTGCCCCCTCTTGATTATTCTGATCCAAAGAACTTTGCAAAATTTGGTTCCGCAGAAGAATATTACACTCAAGCGATAAAAAGAGTTTATCAAACCTACCCTTATGATGGCTCTTTATATGAAAAAACTGCCTGGGAGTTGAGTTCTTCATATCTTGACTTATTTGTTTTTGAAAAATGGTATCCAAGAACGAATGGTTATGCGATATTCTCCACAGGAAGTCTTGTCGCGAAGCCAGTTGATACGATAACAGGAAGTA